TTAAATCATCTCCAATCGTAGATAGACCTGGCGTAAAAGATGGTTTAGTTGCTGTGTCAGTCTTGCCTATCTTTGTGACTTTGCCGTCAGATATGACGATATCTGATTCGTACTGGTCGCCAAGGTCTATAAGCTGATAATCAGCATCTTTATCTAATCCATACTTAGAAAGAGAACCAACCCTAGCTTCTAGGGCAGTTATAACCTCGTTGTATTTAGATACATCAGTAACAAGTTTATCTGTTTCTTGCCCATCTGCATCTTTTTGGTAGACTGGACGACCAAACTCATCGACTGCAAATATCTCAGGGAATTCGATACTTGAGCCGTAGATATCCTCCCACATCTTCTTAAGGTCTACAGGAGCACCTTGCTGATAAGATGAGGTTGCTACATCTCTGTCACCAACAACACCTCGATACAGATTTGAAAAAGCATCCATATCTGCTTGTTTGCTAAGGTCATAGATGGGACGGCTCCCATCTTCTGCTCCGCCATATAGTTTCATATTATCGCCAGAGCCAGAAACCCTACGAACACCATTTTGTTGTAATACGTTATGTACATTCTGGTCAAAGACCCATTGAGCACGTAAGCCTGACCCTATAGGGCTATGCAATATATGCCATAGTCCCTCGAAAAGAACCAAATCGCCACGATTTTTACCAACAGTAGACGGTAAATCTGCCATCTCTATGCTCTCCCTACGTAGCCTTGTATGTTATTCAAAATGGCGTCCTGGCCTTGTTCATCAATCTCCATCTGACGTTGGAATGGAGTCTTATTGGCCCAGTCAGTGTTCCAAGCGGCCTTACTGCTCATCTGCTCTTGACCGTACTTAGGTGGGGCACTTGGGCTTTTTTCAGCAGCGGCACCTGCATCGAACAGTTCATTATATTCGCCAGCTACATTTAACATAGCTTCGGTAAACTGGTTCAGTACGCTCATCTTGCTAACTCCTGTCCAACTCTACTGGGACTTGCTACTCCTGGGGTCAGTGGATTCCGTGTCGGTCTTCCTGTACCGCCCATACCTGCCATAGCACCCATGCTCTGCTGTATCGGCATACCATCAGGGCCAAGCATCGGCCCTTCTTGTCCTGGCATACCACCTCCAGCATCTTGCATCTGGGCCTGTTGTTGAGCCTGCTGTTTAGCCTGCTCCTCTTCTTGTTGCTCCAGCATATTAAGGATGCCAGCTTCACGGGCCACAGCCTTAGCCATAACCTCTTGGACACGTGGGTCAGAGCGTATCAGGTCTTCAAGTAGGCGTTTCTGCTCACCTGTCGCATCCTCAAGTTTGGCATCAGCAGACCAGTAAGTCTCCTTGGACTTCAGCCCTTGCTGTACCTCACGAAGGCCAATCTCACGGTGCTGTAATTGCATCACAGGGTCAACCAATTCGAAGCTAACCAATATGGAATAGTCGCTTTCAATCATGCTCGGGTCTATCGCATGGCCCCTGATGCGTAAGCTCAAGTCCAATACATCGACCCATTGCAGGATATGTGATGCAGATTGTGTTGCAAGATGTTGTAGTTGTTTGCTCGGAGATACGAATTTCCTACCAGCGGCGGTAGTCAGGATAGCTTGTTGACCGACTGTGGATACACCAGTCTCACGGACACCTTGCAGTGCACGGGAGAATGTGCCCATCTCGATATCACGGTCTAACCATTCCTCGGACTGGAACATCCAGGCAGGGAGGTTAGGCATCTCCATCTTCCAGACATCACTGCGGTTACCCATCTCGATGACATCGCCACGGGCCATCTGTTCTTGGAGTTCAGCTGAGTCCATGACTGTGCCTGTCGGGTTGAAAGTGGCCTCCATCAGTGCGTTATGTCTACCTGCGACTGCCTGGGCCTGCGCTTTCAGGACGGGGATGACTGGTTCAAGGACACCGACAGCCATATATGTGGGGTCAACCTCTTCTATCGAGGTGACTTCCTGACCATAGCCTGAGAAGGCGTGGCTGTAAGGGATGAATCCCCAGGTATTCTTCTCAACGAATAGGAGTTTGCTATCAGCGACCATAGCGTGCCAGCATTCAGACCAGAACTCATCGACCATGATTAGTTCGAATGGGTTGTCACCGCACTCCCACTTATGCACCTCGCCACGTCTGGCCCTGGCTCCAATCATCCTGGCCTTGGTTATCTCTTCAAGGTCTATGGAGCGTCTGTAGGCGTGCTTCACTGCTATCCGTGGCTCTTTCTCTGTCGGGTCGAGCAGGATACGTGACGGATGGGGTGCTCTGGTACGGAAAGGCATCATGCTTTTGACGGCATTTCGGTGGATACGGACGCGTCTATCGTACTCATCTTGCGGTTCGCCGCGCCCTTTCTTGGGTTTCTCACGGCGTTCAGCCATACACATAGAGTCGAGGCCGTCCTCAACCACGGCATATCCATACAGTAAAAGGTGTTTACCGACCTGCTTCCATGTGAGGTTAGGCTCAAACAGAGAGGCTTCGTCAAGGATAGCCTTCATCGCAGGCTCTACTTGGTCAGCTCTGCGCTTACTTGCTTCCGTCTGGGTGCTGGGCCAACGGTGAATCATGGGTTCATAGGCCAACTGGTGGTCTACGGCATGGTCAACGATTGACCGTGAGCGTGCAGGTTTCAGCCATTCAGGGCGGTTCATGCCTTCGGGCCACAGCTTGAATGTCTGTTGGTAGTAGCTGTCCACCTCTTGCCACTTGGTGTGGGTGCGTGACCAGAGGTCTTGGAGATATCTGGTCATCTGACGGATGGACTCTACTGTAGGTTTATCATCGTAAGCCAATATGCTACCTCTTGTGAGCTAGGTCACAGTTACCATCTTGAGCGATTACGGTTACGTCCAAGTATACGCTTCCATCCACTTTCCTGAGGGCCGTACACATTACGTCCTGATGCCTGGGCAAAACGGCGTAACTGCCATGCTATACCGACAGCAAGGGGATAATCGTCGTGCGCCCCTGCCTGCCCCTCTATCCTGCCGTTCTTCTTGGGGTTGCGGATGACTGCATAGAACTGGTCTATACCATCTTGGTTAGGCACGACCACGAGTCTATCTGAGACAGCTTCTATCAGTTCTCCCCATAGTATATATCGGGAGCGTTCATCGGTGTGCCAGCCGCATTTGTCGTCATCCCTGTAATAGAGGTGCGGATACCTGGCTTCACGGGCGGTGGATATGGTCAACACGCCCCAGTCATTGTCTTCTATACCCCACACTGGGTTGTGATATAGCTTCAGAAGTTCCATAGAGGCTAAAGAAAGTTGGTCAGGAGGTATCAAGTTCGTCTGGATATCTGCGACCACATAGCCTGTACTGACATCGAGCACCACGGTTATGGCCCAGTCGCCGCCTGTACCGTGGGATGTATCTGTCGCAGCCACGTAGCGTTTACCTGGGTGGTATTCCTGCCATATGCTGGCTTCTACTGGCCCGACCTGCACCTTTTTGATTGGTGCCCTGCAATCCTGGGCCATGAGGTTCAGTATGTCATGGTCGAATGCGGCTATGGTTCTGGGCGGTGATAGTGCTTCAGCCTCACTTGCAGGGTATTCTTTCTCAAACAATGAGACATCGGCATACTCTTTCTGACGTGCCGTGAACCAATCATTGTCCCTGCCAGGACGGACATTCCACCCATAGAATATCTTTTTGAACCCGTTATCGGGGGCTTCTTGGTATATCTGCTTGAACATAGACCGTGCGTTTGCGGCATTCGACGTGGAAACCATGATGAGTTGACCACCGCCGTCATCGATAGTGGGTTTGACAGCGGCATAGTTAGCCGCAAGGTGTTCATGGAAGTCTGCTTCGTCGAGTATGACCAGTGATGCAGTGGCGGAACGGCCTGCTTTATCGGTTGATGGCAGGGCGCGGATGCCTGATTCCATCATGGGGAACGTGAGTTCCTGCCTTGAATCGGTGCCAAGTGCGGTCTTCAGTCCATCAGGGAGTCTCTCATATATGAACCGACTCTTGGATAATAAGACCTTTGACTCCTCCTCCCCCTGGGATAATAGCAGGACAAGCGCGCCTTCCTTGTACATCGCCGTCCATAACGAGTATGCGGCGAGGAGCCATGATGCCCCTGTCTGCCGTGACTTCAGCCATACAATCAGCTTCTCATCATTCAGGTTCTCGCATACCTCTACTAGGTGGTTCCACCTTTCAAAGGCTATGACACCCCTGCCTGGGGGCGGCTCCAATACCTGAACGAAGTCCAAGAAGTCATTGAAATACCGCTTGGCAAGGGCGAATGCTGCGGCCTCCCCTGCCTCTAATGCCAATGCTTCTTTGGGTTCTTGCCTGATTACGACCATTCTTGCCCCTCAGTGAAATCATCCAGATGCGGCGTCAACGGTTCCTCTTCTATGGGGCTTGCCGTACCATCGATTATGCGTTTGCGGAGGTCAACCAGCGACCTTAACTCTTCATCCGAGAAGTCATCTATATTGCGGTGTACCACTTCCCCGCCCACTTCGATGACCTGTGCCGCCTTCCCGAACGCCCTCTCAAGGAGCATCTCTATGGCCCTGAGTTGGTCAGACACCTTGGCCCCTTCAATCTCGCCATTCGCCACAGCCACTAGCCGTCGAACCAATACGTCGGCATTTTGCGTGGAATACAGTATCTTCTCAGCCAGTTCCTTGGAGCGCTTGACTGGTCTGGCCCCACCCCCATGACTCCCTGATTCCCCAGGACGCCAAGGTGGTGCCCAGTTATCTGGTACTTTTCTGATACTCATACCCAAAGAATACAATAGTCAGTGCAAGCCTTGCAACCATCTTGCTTATCTGCTACCCTCATTCGACAGTGCGAGAGACGACTAATGCTCTCGGCTTATTCATATAGAATAGGCGCGTCAGGAAGAATCGGCCCCTTATAAACGAGGGTGGTGGGCCAAGTCATTCACTTGGTTAGGGGTACTTCCTGGGCTGGGATGGACGAGAGTCGCTCACCAGTTAATCGCAAAATCTGCACAATGTCACTGGGACAGTTACGTAATATAAGTAATCAGTTAGTGCTATAATTCAATCTCTCTCCTCGCTCAGACCCCTTACAAGCCGCCCATCCTTGTAGGGGGTCTTCCTCTTTCTCCTCTTATTGGTATTTGGTATTTTGGGAAAGCAGCCGATACATATCCCCCTACCCGCCAAGTACCCCCTGGGGGGCGGTTTCCGATGTGGGGGTACTAAGTAAGCCAATAACTAAAAGTAAGCGACTATCACTAAGTCTGCCAGCTTACCATTCCAGGCGCCGCTGAATAAAAGTAAGTAGCTATCCTAATAGGCTGTGACCTAGGCCACAGTTTGTGATTCCATTCACAAGCCAGCCTTCCGGAAGGCAGAACCAAAACGGTAAGCCTCCAGCGCCAGCCTTACCAGCTACCCAGCCAGAGAGCCTATCATGCTAGACGATACTAACTATCAGAGAATACCAGTACAGTTTGGTGATAGTAAGTATAGCGACGAATTCCGTAACTATAGAGTTTGGGCGTCCAGCTACTCCTAGGTCAGCTAAAAAACGACCCCTTTAAACAGCCTTACAACGTCATACCAGCGATTTATGCCTGCTTT